CTCATGCTCTCGCGCCTTCGGCTTGAGCTGACGCGGCGCAAGCGCCTTGTCCTCGATGTCTTGTGGTCTGTGTTGCTGTCGGGTTCATGTTGCCTCGGTCTTGGTTTGTTAACTGTATGTCATCTGTGAAGGCCCAATGCGGTAATGCTCACCCACGGGATGCCTCACTCCGTTACCTCATTACCTACCTGATTATGTTTACAGGTCGCCTCAACGCTTTGCCTGACCCATTTCGTGTTGCATGTTTCAGGGCGCGTCGATCTACCCGCGTCACCGCGTGTCATCCATCCGCCCTGCGACAGGCTTAGGTCTATGAGATTTATGAAGTTGTGCGTCCTGTAAGACTTAAATATTGGGATATCCAGTTAATGTCAGCAGGCCGCCACACCCAGACGACAGCGCCTTGTTGAAGCGTTGTGATCCATCGGGATTGCAGCGGTGAGACTTTGCCTTTATCGCTTTTAAGTTCTGCGAATATAACACGGCCCGAAGGATGGGCAAGTACAAGGTCAGGGAAGCCGTGATCGCCTAGCTCATGTGTAGCCCAGATGCCGCGCTTGTTCATAGATGGCAAAGGATGATGCACAAGCCAGCCATGCATCTTGGCAAGGTTGATAACGATCTTTTGGAAATCTGCTTCTTTCACTTTGCTGCCTCAAATAGGCCGTCAAGGTTGATCTGTTTCATTGTGTGGTTTTTCTTAAAATGTTTGCCCATAAATGATGTAGGCCTTAATGCGTGACAGTTTCTGCACACGACTTCGCATTTTTCTATTTCTTGAAGCACCATCTCCAATGTGGCGTGTGCCGGGGGCGCGCTTAACTCAAAGGACTTTGTCATTGGGTCAATGTGATCCCAGTCAAAGGCTCGAAGGTTGTCTTTAGTTATTTCCCAGCCGCAGTCAGCACAAGCCTTGCTTTGCAGTTTCTGATCTTGTATAAACTTTCGTCGACCAGTGCCACAGAAGCGATCTACTTTGGCTCGTTTTACATATTTGTTTTTGTATCGGCAATTAGGGCTGCAATAGGTTCCATTTCTGCCCGATCCGACCGTTGTCTTTTGTTTTCCACAGACAAGACAAGACCACACGCGCACCGTTTGATTGTTTCTCACTTCCATGCCTCAATAACACGGCTGGCCTGTGATGCGGTCAAGGTCTCAAGGATGACATCGTTAACGCCTAGGAACGCGTGCAGCTGCTCGAGTGTTTCGCCTTCGTCCCAGCCTTTGCCACGGGCAAGCGCCTTGATGTAGGTCTGCTGCTTAGGGCTAACAAATGCGCCTGCTGATGGCTGAGGCTTCGGTACGGCCTTTCCTGAGCCGACTACAGCGCGTACAGGCACAGTTCGCTCTACCTTTTCCATCTCTTGCCTTGATGGTCGAGGGCCAGCAGTACCGATCGGGCTGTTGCTAATCATTCTGCCAATGGCACTTGTTTCACAGTTCTCTACAAAACTGGTTGCGTTAACGCCACGATCTGAAACTGTTTCTTCTGCATACCCGGTGGCAATCAGCCGATCATCGTCGTTGTAGCCTTCGGCGCTCATCACAACAGTTGTGCCGTCGTAACGGTAAATCTGTGTCTGTATGCGTCCGTTTGGATATGCAGCCCACCAGCGCACAAGTCGATCTGCCACTGTCTCATAATTTGCTAAATCAAAGCCCATTTTCTCTGCCTTTTCTCTTCGCTTATTGTCGGTATCTATTGCTCTGGCTGTTCGTTCACGATGCTTTACTGTGCGATTTGACGGCAAGTATCTGCCGAACTTGGTCACGCCACACGCCACACGATCGCAGGGTTGCCTGCCTTAGTAAGTCGCTCAAGGCCTGAGTCAACAATAAAGCCGTCTTTCACTAGTGAGCCTCGTGTTGGTCTGACAGTGTTGCCTGAGATGCTGAGTGCTTCCTCGATCTCTTCATCGGTTGCACCGCCTACACGGTTGATAAAGTCATAAACACGCTTACGCTTTGAGCCTGACTTTGGTAGTGCGCGTAATGCAGCGTTCGCAGATGTTGGGTGTGCTGATCGGCTGATCGCGACAACATTGCGCTCGATCGTGAATGGCTGTTCTTTGTATCCGCCGAGGCCGAGGGTGGCTTGAAAGAGCTGTAGGTCTGACATGTCGGGTGTCCTTTGTTCGGGTTACTGGGATGATGTTAGATGATAAGTTGGCTGAGTTCGGTGATGGCAAGCTGCAAGAAGTTCGCGCGTGGGTCGTCCATGCGGCGTAGGTCGTCGCGTAGGGCTTCAAGTTCTCCTACGAGGTGGTAAAGGTGTGATGCTTTTGATTGCCTGACATGGTTTGGTGTGAACAGGTCGTCGATCATGCCCATCATCGCCCGGGTGTGTTCGGTGATCCCAGTTTCGGGATAGATGTTGTTTAGTTCGCTGTCGCCCATGGTGTCCATCCTGAATTGTTGTATATAGCAAGGGTGGCGCGCAGTGAGATCGTGGCGTTAAACAGATCGCTGCACTCTTCCAAAATGCCCTTTTCTTGTAGCCAGCCGATAGGCCATTGCGAGTTCGGTAAGCACCAGAAGCCGTTGATCTGTGTCAGGCCATACGATCCTGAGTTGGGATCGCTCAAGTTATGCGCGGTTGTCTGGCATCGTGACTCGCGGTGCATGACTAGGTCGAGTGTGCCAAGTTGGTCGGCTGGGAAGCCAAGGTCAAGGGCAAGTTGTAGGGCATCGTCACAAGTGGCGATCGTGGTGATCGTGGTAGTCGGCGCGACTGTCGTGCTGGCTGGTAGTACGGCCTCGTAGTAGGCGGCTGGGATGATGTTGCTATTTGCCTCTGGAAGGCTGCTGGCGACCCCTAGGAAGGTCGTAAACGCCCAGATGGTACTGATGATGCCTGCGATTATTTTGGGGGCTGTAAAGATCATTTTTTCTCCAATTGGTATGGGACACCCCAGCTGCCTGAGATGTCCTTGAAGGCGAGCTGCGAGTGCAGCGTCCTGCCGTCGAGTGGATCACGAAATATCTGCACCATGACTTGCTGACCGCTATCTAAATGTGAGGTGTACACCTCGTAGATGTAGGTCTTTGCGTCCATGGTTTTCGCTTGCCTTCCGTCGGTACATCGACCCTAGGCAATGGGTGTGACTAAAGCAAGGATTTAGCTTGTTTCCATTGCTGCACAAGGGCTGGAACGCGGTCGCCGACATAGTAGAAGATGTGCCATGGCTCTGATTGCACTTCCCATGTAAAGCCGTAGGACTGGATGTTCTTAAGCATGAATTGCATGCGGCCTGTTTCTGATGCGTCGCTGATGTCAACTGCTAACCCGAGATTATGACGGCTCGTGCCGGGTGCAGCCATGGGTGCACAGTTCGGCTTCAGATAATAAGTGTTGCCTTTCCACACTCGCGTCGATGCGCCTGCGATCGGCTGGGTCTGGTAGCGAGCGAGGAAGCCAGCGGTCTGTGTTGAGATGCTGCGATAACAGTCGGCTGCCGATGTGGGCTTAAAGGTCTTGACACCAGCAGCGAATGCCGCATCGCGTAACGCCATGTAGGCGTCAGCTGCTAGTGGGTGCAGTTTGCCGTAAGGCTTGACATCGACAAGCAGGCCTGCTGGTAGTTCACCCGGGGTTACATGGGCAAGCGTTGACGGCATCACTAACTTGTGATAGTGGCGCTCGAGTTTGTCTGGGACGGCAGTGAGCGTGGGTGCTTTAGGCTTCGGGGTTTTTGCCGATGCCATAAGCTTTGTTTTTTGGGTTGATATAGCCGATGAATAGTGGTGCTACAGCTGCAATGGCTGCACCGAGTAGGTCGTTGGGGTCGGTGTTGCCTGACATGTATAGCGCGACTGCTGCTGCAATAGCACTGTTGATGTAGGTCGAGATCATTGCCTTGTCACTAGCTTTCATGTGCTGCTCCTGTCGGTTTGGCTTTCTTTATTCCGTTAGATGCTAATAGGCCGCCAAGTGATCCAGTGAGGAACACGACAACGGTCGAAAGTAGGTCGATGAAGGCTGCGTCGTTAGGGGCTTGCTCAAGTGGCTGGTTGACAAACAGTAAGCCGTAAACGAAGCCGAGCACAATGGCGGCAAAGCTGATCGACATAGTTATGCCGACGATTAGGATTAGTCGTGCGTGTTTATCCTCTGGCGACATCGCAAGCCGTCCTCGTAAAGCACCTATTGGGTTCGATGTTGACTCGTGTGCTGCTGCATCCATTAAGTACCGCCGCTACGACTGCAACCATAAAGAGCAATGCTGCATATTTAGCCCAGCGGTGGTGGGTATGGGTTTGCATCTTTAATTGCTTGTACTGCGGCTTCCCATGCGGCTTGCGTGTTTGTGCCGCGTTGCCACTCAAAAAATAGGCCGTCAGACTTTGCTTCGTATTGTGTGCGGCGTGTTGTTTCAACAGCTGCAACTTGGTTGTTGTAATCGACGGCAGGCCATTGTGCGTCAAGTTCGGCTTGTGTAGGTTTTGGTGTTTCGTCTAACCATGTCAAGCCGTCGTAGGTGTCGCCATTTAGCGTCCAAGTTGTGCCGGAATAGTTTGCGGTAAGAATTGCCGAGTAGTCAATCATGCTGATATCTCCATGACAGTAATGGTGCTTGCATAGCGGCCTTGGTAGATGCTGTCGCCGTCGCTGAGAGTTCGGTTGATGTAAGCCGTTCCGCTGTTGTCTCCCGTGTTTAGGGCAAGTTTGTATGTGGTCGCGCTTGTGGTTGCCGGGCTGTCCAAGAAGTTGACTGAGGCTGGGACTACTTGGTCAAGGCTGTTGCTGTCTGTGCTCGTTGTTGCCCGAGGCCTTGTGCTAGCCGCGTCGCCAATACAAATTGCTGTCGAGCCTCTAATTAACTGGATGTTTGCAACACCACTAGAAGTAGCGCTACCAACAACGCTTGCCAATACCAATATTTTGCTAGAAGTTGCTGACGGCGTAATAGTCACTGAAAGCCCTGTAATGTCGGTAAAAGTGTTGGAAGTTGACGCGCTAAAAGTATCTGTTTTAGTAGTACTAACTACTTGCAGCACACGGAACGCGCCGCGCAATGCGTTTTGCTGTGCCGCTGTAAGCACCTGCCCTGCCGTAAACGCCGCTGGAAGTGTGGTGGGTGTTGCCATAAGTGCTCCTTATCCTAAGACATTTTCGGTGTCGATTGTGCCATATACCAGATCATCCAAGATCAGCTCAAACACCAGCGTGGTTGGGCTAGTGAATAGCGTTATGCGATGGCCTGTGGACAGGTCGATCTCATGCTGGATGCCCTCAATCGCCAGTTCTTGCGCCAGTGATGTGATCGTGACCCCACTAGTAAATGACTTTTCTATGGTGATCGTGTTGCCGATCTCAAGGACTGCCACGGTGTCACGCTGGGCATCGGTCAGGGATGCGAACAGGGTTGACACATTGGTGTAGCGCGCCTCTGGCTGGCCTACGAGGAGATAGTTGGCTAGGTCGAGGGCTGCTGTGTCGTTGTGTACTAGCGCGTCGGTGATGGCTGTGGTCTGAATAAAGTAAGTGGCCTGCGATGTCAAGTCTTCGGCGATCTCTGGGGTTGTTGCCCCAGCGTGGGTTACTGATGCGCGGTTGATGACCTGATTGGCCTCAAACGAGATGCCCACATTGTCGTATGGGATTGCTGTGCCGTCATCGTGGAAGTCTGCCGATGATGCTGAGAGCGTGTTACCGATGCGATCTTGAAATGTAAATACCCCGTCGCGCGAGATAAAGATGCGCCCCTGCACCGACTCGTTTATCTTGGCTGTGTAGGCAGCGACCGATGTGCCGTTGGGGACGGTGTATGCAGCTGCGCCGCCAAGGGTAATTGTTGATGTCTCAATGTTCTGTTCACCCGGCAGCTGAAACGCATTGACCTCAGGCAGAGCAAGTAGGGCGACTAGTCGAGCGCTGGCAAGTTGCTCGGTCACATTGAACTCGTTTAGGTAGGTCTGGCTGAGCAGATAAAAGTCATCAGCGCAAGCAACCGAAACTGTGTCGAGGCCGCCAAGATTAAAGTTGTAGTTGTAATCAACGATGTAGCCGTTGAACAGTTCCTCGCCTTCACGCGTCAGCACAACTTTACGCATAGGTGCTAGACCCGGCACAGCCTCGTCGGTGTTGAAATAGGGCGATAAAGTATCGAACGGATTGAAAATCCCGCCCGTGAAAGTGTCGTTAAGATCAAAGCTCATTGTTCCAGCAGTGAACTGGTCGCCTATGTCTCTGCGTCCACGGAACACGCTGATGCCTGTAGCGCCGTCAATAACGGATGCAAACTCTGTCGTACCGTCCAGCACATATTCAGTCGAGTCCAGCAAGCCCTTTACTGGGTCGTCAAGCGTGAACGCGTCTACGAGGAAGCCTGTAGCGATCTGTAGGTCGTAAGACCCTGACTGGACGATCGTGGCAGCCATTAGGCGACCTGTATTTGTGCTGGGCCGTCTACTCGGTTCATGGCTTTAATGCTGTTTACTACAGCGCGCCCGATGTCTGCTGATGTGGCTAGACCGCCGTTGACATTGACTGTGATCGGTGTGCCACGCTCGACCATGAACTGATCAAACAGGCTGGAGAAGTCTGCTGCGTTGCCTGTGATGCCGTAGTTGCCGCCCATGTTGCCTGCATAGTTCTTGCTTAGGTCTAGGACGCTTGAGGACTTGCCACCGCCGCCACCTGCAGCTGGGGCTGGGGCTACTAGCGCTGACTCGATCATTGCCATAGGGCTTGAGCCGATAGAGCCTGTGCCGCCTTCACGGGCTGCGCCACCGCGTCCAGATGCGCCGCTAGTGATCGCGTCTAATGTTGGCAAGGCTGTGTACTCAAGCATTGGCACGAGCGGGATCAGGTCAATGCTGACACCCGGTATGACATTGAGCGCGTTAATCAGTTGGTTTAGTCCAATGATCGCCGCGTTAATAATTTGGTTGATGCCGTTGGCAACTACCTTTACCGAGTTGTACACGCCGACAGCAAACTGCTTAAACGGCAGCATAAACTCGGCAATTGCTCGAGGGCCTTCGCGGTACAGCTCGTACAGCGCGGCGAGGGTAATCATGACTACGCCTAAGCCTTTAGCCAGCACACCAGCCGATAGCGAGACCGTGGTGAATGATCCTGCCAGCACAGCGTTGGCTGCCGTAATAACGATCTGTAAGGCGTTGTAAGCCTTCATAGCAATGTTGGCGGTAACTATGGCTGCTGTCATGGCTGCGATAGCGCCGATCACAATAAGCAGTGCCTTGGTGTTGTCTTGCAAGAATGTCGTAAAGTCCAGCACATAGGGCAGCAGTTTCTCCATGACGGGAATAAACGCCGCGCCGATGCTCTCCTTCAGTTCGTCCATCTGAATGCCGAAGTTCTTTAGACCGCCTTCAGCACTATTGGCAAAGGTCTCAGCTGCGCCGCCCACCGAATTGTTAAGCGCCTGCATGATCTCATCGGCAGTCGATGTTGATGTAATCACACCTTTAAGCGATGGGTCTAATTTGATAAGCGCAGCTACTTGACCGTTAAGAGCTTTAGAGACCGCGACGCTGGCAGATTCCATGTCAATGTTTTTGGCTGTAGCCAGATCGGCAGTGACCGCCATTGCTTTTTGGGACAACTCAAGCGAGCCTGTAGCGCGCACAAGGTTTGCCAACGCTGGGCGCAGCTGATCGTCAGCCATAGCGGTCTGCTTACTAAACGCGCTAATGGACTGCTCTACCGCCTTAATTTGTGCATCTGTGGCTTGTGTCGTAACCCGTAACTGGCGAGCCAACTCGAGCTGTGCAGCTTCATCTTCCATTGCTGCTTTTGTGGCTAGACCGATGCCAGCAGTTAAAGCACCGAGCGCGGCAGTGGCAGGCAGAAACGCTTTTTTAAGTGCAAAGCCTGTCTTTGCACCTACGCCGTCAAGCTGCTGAAACTGTTTAATGGCTTTGTCAACGCCGCCGCCTTGAAACTCGCTGATGATGGGGATAGACAGTGCCATTAGTTCAGGTCTTTCTGTATTTGGTTAATGGTTTTGAGCACCATTTTTTCCATTTCGCCCTCAATACCGCGTCGAGCTTTATAGACCGCTGGGCCGATTAGTCGAGTCCTACCCGGCATCGCCATAGCAAAGCCGCGCTCAGAGCTGACCGAGTCAAGTGATGTGCCTAAACGGTTTGTGTCTTTACGGCCTGCACCCTCAAAGACTGCTGTCGCTGGGTTCTTTTGCTCTATCAAAATTACGCCTACAGCGTTGCGTCGAGTATCGAAGCGCATCTTTACGCCTGACTGTGCCCCCGAGATCGTGAAGGGGAATATCTTGCGGCCTCGATCAGACCACTTGCGCGCCATGCCTGACAATGGAAACTGGCTGTATGCAAGTTTTGCAGCCTGGATTGCTGGCTGTGCGATCGCTGTTGCTTCAGCCTTAAAGTCTTTTTGCAGCTGCGGGTCAATCTTGCGTAGGGCGTTAATCGTTTCTTTAAGACCGACTACTTCGACGCTGTGAGAGACAGGCATGATTACTTCTTACGGTGCATCTGCTCAAGCACATAGGTGACAGTGTTCAGGTCTCGCATAGTGAACTCGATCTCCTTTGGCCAGAAGCCTGTTAACGCTAGGACTTCGCAGAGGCTTCGCCGCCAAGTCCCTCGATGAAAGGGGTCTCGTCTGCTACCTCGTTGATAGGTGTAATGGTCATGTCAGGGTTTTCGGCAACCCACTCGCGCCAGTTGGCTGGCACTTTGTCTCCAGCAAGTTTGCAAAGCGTGTAAGCCCAGCAGCACATGTCGCTGAAGCCGATGCCTTTGCCGTCTGCTGATCGACGGTTCTCTGTTCGTTCCCAGTCAACAATGGCAAGCATGTTGGTGGTCATCTCACGGGCTGGCTTACCGTCGCCAAGGTCAATAGATAGTTTGACTTTCATAGTTTCTCCTTTGTCGGGCAAGGCTCCGCTTGTGCGGTCTTGCTACTTGTAATTCTCAGCGGCTGATGCCGCGAGATCATGCGACGGCTTTAGTTAAAACGCCACCGCTAAATGTCAAGTCAATTGTGGACAGTTCGCCGAGCGAAGCGTTGATCGGTGTATGTGCCGACAAGAACGCGCCCGTCAAAGTGTACGAAGGGTTTGTAGCACCGACAGCCGATGAACTTGGCTTTAAGACAAGCGTCGTGGTTGTGCCCACAAGGCTGTAAATGCTGGCCTCAGTCTCCGAAGCTGCATATGACTGATAAAGAGTTACGGTGACGGTATTCGAGTACAGACCCGATGTGAACGACCTTGATGTATTTGAGAATGTCGTATTTTCAAGTTGTTCCGACACATAGTTGATGACCGCGCTTGTGCACTGATCGGACAAGTCAACCGAGTTGATCGTGATGCTTGGGTTAGAAAGGTAAGTGCTGCTGATAGCCATGTCTATTGCTCCTTGGGTTCTGATTT